TGCAAAAGATATTCTATGTGCTCGTTTACAACGAATGTGTTTGGGAATGAGGAAAGCATCGGCCTGAGGAAACCGATGAATTTAATATCTGCTTTATGGGCTAACCGCGGATGCGGCGGAGGAGTTAGGAATACGGCGCAGTTGTTCATGATTGTAGGTGGATACTAATGGGGACTGCTTTACTAGCCAATCCCCAGAATATCAATCCACGATCAGCGATTCCATGGTTTGATAAACCTGATCTTTACCACCAGGAGTGCTTGCCTTAACAACTCGCTGACCCATCACAATGATAACACTATCCGCACTGTTCAGAATTTCCAGAAGACCAACAACACCAGGAACAGGTTGACCAGCCTTCTTGAGGAATTCTGCAATTGGCATCAGAAGATTCTTCAGACCACCTTGACCATACTCATTCTGCCAAGTAAAACGAGCAGAAGTTTCTGCGTCAACAGCAGGCTTTTCGCTTGCCGGATCAGCAAGTTCTTTCACTTCAATCAGCTTCGCACCAATGGTGATGATGTCTTCCATCGCATTGGTCTTGCTATTCTTCTTCTGTTCCTTTTTCACAGAAGGCTTGACCTTGTATGCGCCAGCAGGAAATGTAGTCCAAGAAGGCAGATCAGCAAGATCTTCAATCTTGGCATCAAGAAGGGAGAGAGTGTTCATCGTTGCGTCGTTAATGGAGGACATGATGTTTGCTTTCGGAAAAAGTAATTCGTTGAGAAAAGAAAATTGAGTGAGTTCGTTAGTGGCTTACTTGCGTCGTTGAAGAGTCCTTTCGTTAGTTTCGTCAGTGGAATACTTTACGCCAACAGCAACAGATTCTTGCGGTCTGCCTGCTGCTTGCACATCACCAAGACATGCAGCGTATCCTGCAATATCAACACAGGAATCGTGATGATTCGGATTCGTTGCAAGACGTGCAGTCTTCATGAGGATCATCATGACTGCAACATCGTGTACGCTTACGCTCAAACAGGGCATGTCACCTACACAAATACCTGGACCTTTTGCTTGAAGATATGCATTCCACAGGTTTGCAATGTTCCGAAAGTTATCTTCCGGATTCCCATATGCAGTGTTCCTACTCTGATGAGTAAGTTCGCTTGCTTCATCGAGAATTGCTTGCCTGGGAGTTTGGGGATCAGCAGCACCTTCTGCAATATTTTGCAATGCCTGTTTTGCAAACGATGCCGCACGTGTTGAACGGGCCATGATTTTAAGTTCCTTCTTTAGGCTTTGCGCCGAGATTGTTGAGTGGATTATCCTTGGCACTGAGAGTTGCAGCCAAAGCATTGAGTGAACCAAGTGCAACTTGACCTGGAGTTTGTGCTTTCTGTGTTGGAACCTTTCCCATCATAATGTCAAGAAGAGATGGCACAGCCATAGATTCCATCCGCACATCAGTACGAGAGCCAGTAACAATGCCATTTTGATAAGTCGTACTAGAACCGAAGTTATGCTTTCCGTTTGCCACACTGCAATAGATAACGTGATCAAAGTATTTAGCAGTATTCCGGCTAGAGTTACTAGAACCAGATACTGGAACAATCCGATCTTTTCCATCGACCATCTCCACTTGCATCTCATGGCTGATGCAGATTGTGTGGTATTTTGCAGCTTGAATGTTGGAAAGAAAGAGGTCGATTAAAACGGAGAGTTGGCCCCAATCATCCAGTTGGAGTTTGTAAAGGTCCGGCATTGCTTTTGTGATATGTGCAATGCAACTGTTCGTGAATTGAGTAAGAGAATCCCATACTACAATTGTATCCTTGCCAAGACTTGCATCGAGTTGAATTTCCGTACTCGTGCCACCAGTCTTCATGCACTCAAAGCAAGAAACTTTACCATGTGTATCACAAATGGAATGCTTTCCACCTTTGACAACTTTCAGCCAAGTTTCTGAAGCCATCGGAAAACTTCTGCTATCCGGAATGTTAATTACTTCAATCCTTTCCCGCCATTCCATTGGAAGTTTGAACACACCTGCGTGTCCTTGTTCTGCTCCCATATAGATAAGATTGAAGTGCTCTGCAAGACGCAAGCACAATTCAGTCTTACCGGATTTCGGAGGACCGTAAACAAGAACTCGTTGTGTTTCTGCAGGACTAAGTGTAGATGCTTTAGCCATTGCTTTTCTCTGTTCCGTCACCAATTGCAAAACGATTAAACTGACCAAGTGTCAAGGCGATAACATTCTCACCTTCACTGGTAAGTCTGCAGAAATTGCCAACACCAATAGCAAGTCCGCTTGCTTGAAGTTCCATGAAAAGTTTCATGCGTGTAGCAGATAACTTGTCAAAGATCTTTTGTTGGTCGGCGTCAATTTCCAGGAGTAGGCGAAGATGATTGCGATTGAGAATCATGGCGTAGCGACTCCAGTACGGACAGCAGTATTCCTACTGACCTGATTGTTGATGAGATCCACTAGATTGAATCTGTGTGTATATCTTGCTTCATCTTTCTCAATTTGTTCCATGTTTTCTTCAAGAGGACGAGCCAGATATGTTGTGGACATGCCACAAGTTTCAATGTACTCGCAAGGTTGACCAAAGTCAAAACAACTTTCACCTCGGCGCGGATAGATTCCAGCTTCTTCGTATCGGATTACATCTTCACAATCGAAGACGAGGGAACGAATCCATTCAGCACGAGATTCAAAAGACTTGGGGAATGGCATGACTGTGAAGTCAGTGGTTGTGCTGCTGTAAATAAGATATAGCACAGAATAAGAGCTGAGCCCAGGGAAAAGAGAATCAAGTACCACTGAATAACCAAGAGCCTGGCCACTGTTCTTGAACTTAGCAGGATGAGATTCTCTGTGCCATGTTGTCTTGCATTCCAGAATGATGATTTCGCCAGTGAGTTTGTTTCTAAGCACAGCATCCACAAAGCCACGATACTGAAAGCCATCAAAGATAGAGACAGCAAAACCAAGCTCACATGCAGGATCATCATTGCCGGTTTCCTTATTGTGGATGTAGACTAGTTCGTATTCACTGAGGAAACCAGCGTTACGAAGTGCTGCGAATTTCCGCACTGCAAACACTGCTTCCGCAAAGGACTTCTTATGCTTTTCTGCACGACTAGGAAGTGGTACATTCCACATGCGAAACATATCGAATAGTATGCGCCTGTATGGAACTCCACGGAATACCTGCTGAATCCCTTCTCCGATGACGTGTCCAAATGCGAATGTGACACTTGCAGATTCCTCTTGCGTAGCCTTTTTAGCACGCAGTTTGTAGAGTTGATACTTTCTTGGACACGCATGCAAAGTCAGACTGCTGGAATGACTAAGGAACTTAATCCTAAGGTCAATGCTTCCAGATACTGCCTTGATTGGATCTGCGATTCTTCCGCTCGTGCTGATAACGACTTCAGATGGATCCAATATGCCAAGTTCTGTGCCTTCTTCCAACTCTGTGGTCGTGGCTCCGCTTGCAAATAACGAAGCGTCGGCCAAAGAATCTTGTTTGAATCCGCCACCGAAGATTGTTGTTTGATCCATTCTGTGAGTTCCGTTTGTTGCTGAGGCGAAAGCATGTTAAGATACTTTGCAGTCTCATTGATTGTCTGTGTTGTGCAGTATTTGGAAATGCTTATGCAATAGCCAATACACTCCGGAAGAATTGTTCTTGGAGTGTATACGATATTACAATGGTTATTCTGGAAGTTTGGGATCAGGACACTTGCCACTGAGTAAAAATGTTCGTGAGTCCAGGGAATCCCATGTAAAAGGCTTCGGGAAATTAGAAATTGGAGGGTGTTCATGCAATTGACCGTCTGAAGTGAGTCCATAGAATTTTCTTGCGTCTTTCCAGAATTCTATGTGTGCAACTCTGGCACCTGTCATCCCAGCAAACATGTTGATTGGCATTTCATTTTCCTTGACTACGAATCCACTCTTGAACTTCCTTGGCCGCAGTCAAGTAATCACTTGACGGGCTCTTAAAAATTTCTTGGCCAGGTTTATATGTTGCCCATATTTTACTACGCAAATGTTGCGGCAAAGAGTACCAATGTTTAGAACATCCCCACATAGCTGCCGGAACGTTTTTTTCACAACCTGGCCAATGACAAGTATGATTGCCACGATTAGGTTGAGCTTTTACATAGTTAACTTTTGAACCAATGTCGCTCATATCAGAACCCCAAACTTGCATTGCTAACCGGAGTCTTACTCTTGCTTTTCCCGCTACTGCTGGTTGCACTTTTCAATGTAATTGCAGCAAGATCAGTGTCCACAACTTTCTCCAGGCCACTGATAACAATTTCCATTTCCTCTTCACTCAACAGGGTGACGCATTCAGGATACTTTTCCAGTGTGTTCCAGATTTCCTGAAGCAATCCAGGCATGCGAGGATGATTCTGTTTGATCGTTCCATCCAAGTCGCTAATGAGTCCACTGACTTGATGGAAATTAACTGTGCCCGCTGATTCAACTGGCTTGGTCGCAGGAACTGTCAGTGCTGCAAGTTGTTTAACCTGTTCCAGAGAAACAAGCGCGGCGGAAACTTCCACTTTCGGTGCGCCTGTTGGTGCAACAAGTGCAGCAAGTTTGTTTAGATTGAGGCCCATGTCTTTGTGTTCCTGTTAGAAAGGAATGTCATCATCCATTTCGTCGAACGGAATAGTTCTACGTTCTGATTCCTTCGGCATGTATTCATCGCTTTCTACTTCTATGCTTTCTCGCATAACTCTTTGTGGAGTCTCCTGAATTTTACTCAGATCGTGCGAGAATCCCTTCTGTTCTAGAATCCATTGAGTTGCTTCAAAGGAATCCGCTTCTTCAGCATAGCAGACATTTTCAATCTGCGAGCGTGGAAACCATTCGTATGCTTTGCTGTTTATTTCAACTCCTTGGAGTTTTTTGACGACAATACAGACAGCTTTCTCAGTCTCTCTTGTGATCTTGCCTTCTAGCTTCCAATATACATTCTGTCTGACAATGCGTGTCATTTGATTTCTCCAAATCCAGTGTATACACTAGAAGAATCCTTAGTCTGCGAACCGAAAAGAACTGGATCGATACTTTCCAGACCCAGTTTCTTCACAAGGTCCACAGATGGCGGATTAAATTTGAGATACTGCGCATCCGCTACATTCGTTGTGTGAAATTCACGTAAAAGAAAAGTCACCCGAACAAGCGCATTGTTTGTCGGGTGCTTTGCTCTGTGCGTAAACATGAGTCCAGTAATTCCAGCACGTGCTTTCATAGCAGTGTGGACTTTATCTTCACACTTGCAGTTTTTAACTGCTTTGATAACACGATTGACGTATGCGTCAACAATGTCAACTGGAACACCTTTGTTCGGATTAACACGAACACGTTCCCAGATTATTTGATAGGAATTAGCCATGTTTAGTTGCTCAGGGAGAGAACATATTCAGTTGTGCACTAGCACAATCTTCACCACGTTCGTACCGAATAAAGATTGCTTTTATGCATTGACATTTCCGTAGGTGATTGCCTGGATACAGTTTTGAGAGAACGGAAAGTTACCATCTAATGCACAACTGAATACGTGCCGGTCTTTCCCGGCTGTCAGTGGATTCAATTATAAAGCGTTGGGGTCCACAAACTCCGCTTACTGCTTAAAAACCCAGAGCATCCGCAGTAACAACGGTATCTTCCGCCTTCAGTTCATCCGCCTTCTTGCTGAGGAATTCCAGGATGGGAACGAATTCTTCCTTATCCTTATCAGCACTCTTGTCCACGTAAACAGCAAGAGTTCCCATCAGATTTTCAATGATGGTCTTGCGTTCGGGATTGCCAGTAAGCGGACGGAACTTCTGCAGGAAAACACCAGCACGTGCGGCTGCAACTTCTGCGGTAACGTTCGCAGCAGCAACCATAACATCCACGTAACTCTTTGCAAACTTTTCCCACAATTCCTTTGCAATGCTGGAAGCACCACGAATACCAGCAGGCATATTCGCGATTTCTTCGAACGTAAACTTATTCCAAGGAATCGTATCCTGGCTTGCATTCACATTATCTTGCACATAGGAACGAACTTCCTTTTGCACAACATCGCCAGTAACTTCAATCAAGTAATCCAATGCCTTGATTGCCTTCTTTTCTTCCTCACTGATCGCAACACCGTTGTCCGCCTTTTGCTTGGCAGGAACGCCGGATTGAATGATTGCGATAATGCCAGGAAGAGAAGGAACAGGAACTTGAACTTCAACAGAAGGACGCTTGGTTTTCACCTTCGTCTTTTCATCTTCCACTTCATTGAAGCGGTAGGAAACCTTGCGAGGAAAAGTCTTTGCAACGGATTGTTGGACTTCGGTTTGTGCGGGAGCACTGGTTTGTTCAGAGAGAGCCATGATTTTCTATTTCCTTTGATTAGGAACTAAAGGCCGATTTGTAAACAGGTCCGGCCGGAAAACCTGAACGCACAGTGTGCCATAGGGGCAGGGCTTGTCAAGCGGGCGGCCCTGTCCTTTATCTTATCTGAATTGTTTTGCAATCCAAATATAGAAGATGTTGCGTCTATTGCGTATTTCGAAGCCATAGTAATACGCTTCTACTGTCATCTTTTCTGATGGGTAAACACGAAACCAGAATCTAGATGGCATTGAACAACGAAAGTGCTCAAAAGAGAAGTGCCAACGCATCATTTCATTTCCCCCTTGCTTGTATTTCATCGCTTGTTTAACTGTTGCTCTGATCTATTTGACCTATAGCAGAGATTTTCAAGGTTGCTTTGTGGGGGACTGAGCGTACCGGCCCTTAAAGTACTCCGCTTTCTCAGCAAGCGTATTACCCTGAATGCGCTGAGATTGGATACCTTGAATAAAGGAATCTCTTTCACAAATAATGATGAGTTCCTCTTTTGCACGAGTAACCGCAGTGTAGAGGAGTTCTCGCTGCAACATACGGTTGTGTTCTTTGTGGAATACACAGAATACTCGCCGCCATTCTGATCCTTGGCTTTTATGAACTGTGAGTGCGTATCCCAGAATTGTATTGTTAATCTGGCTTGCTTTATCAAGGACAATCTCCTTATCGCTATCAAGTAGCTTTACTGTGACCTTATGACTTGCACTGTTAACACGTTCTTCTTTATCCACAGCTGCAACGCTGCTAAGCAACATATCTACATCACCGATTGTTGCACCAGCAAGGCTAACATTATCCTGACTAGATACTGGAGCTTTTGCAGTTTCCATTCCCCAATAGGTCAGGGTTTTGGACGGTTTACGGATAACCTTTCCACCACTGTATAGTGGATTATATTCGATCTTTGTAATCACTCCATCTGCACGTTCATACATTACTTTATCCCCGACACTGAAGTAATGTTTCTCGAAGCCTGCGATGATTTCCCAGACTTCACGATCATCACGGTGTGCGATATATTGTGCAATGTATTTGTTCAGTTCCTCAGTTCCGAGTCCTACATTCTGAGGAATCAGAATCATGTCATCCACTGGATCATAGTGGCCACGTTTGATTGCTTCTGGGAAATAACCCATGTGGCCGTTTTTGTCTACCATGTTGCTACCGAGAACCTTTAGTGCAGCGGATGGGAGAATTTCTTTGGACCATGGTGCAATGGATAGTTGACCGGGAACAATCATTGTTTTGAGTTCTTCAGGCGGGATCACTTTACCAGATAGTATCCGATGTGCAAGCCGAATAATTGGCGACTCCAGTGCTTGACGATACACTTCTGTGAGTTCAACAACTGGAAGTTCCAATAACTTAAATCCCAAAATTGCGGGCCCAAACACGGGAGGGAGTTGTTGAATATCCCCAAGGTAAATCTTTTGGTGATGATGAGGCATAGCATCTTCAACCTCCTGATGAAGATCAGTTCCGACCATGGAACTTTCTTCAAATGCGATTGTGTGAATGGATTTCGGAAGAGGATTCATCGAGTTCCGTGCAGGGCGGAATTCAACTTTGTTAACTTCCTTGTTCTTAACTGGGTCCCAAACTGTGTAGAATACAGGTTCGTATTCCAACAGTTTGTGGATTGTAATGCAGTTCTGTTGCATATCCTCCGGCATATTCTTTCGGATATTGTTTACAGCACGGCGAGTGAATGCAACAACTACGATTCCAGGAGTTTCACTGATTAGGTATTTGTGATCACCTGCTTCAAGAAGACCTGCGCGACCGTTTTGGATGAGAGCATTTACTGTTCCTTTCATGCAGGTTGTCTTACCAGTTCCTGCTGCACCAATTAGGATGCAATCCTTTCCACTGCTGGCCAAGCGTACAAATTCCATCTGTTTGGAGTTGTACGTGATTGTCTTACCGAAACGATCAGTGAAAGTGTTGTCATTCTCGGCTTCCACATTCGTGGCTCCGAGAGTGATTGTTTGAATTTCCACTGGTGTTGATTGCGGCGGTGGATTCTGTGCAGCAACTAGTGCTGCGAGTTTGGTTAGGTTAAGGCCCATTGTGTTTCAATCTTTACTTGTGTTAGGTTCGTAAGAATAGTCCCATTCTTCTGCAAGATAACAAAGTGCAGCCAATTCTTTATCTGTCATCTTGTAGTCAGAAACACGCTCGGTAAAGTAACCACGCTGTTCTTTGAAGTTTGTTTCGAGGCACAATAACGCTGCGCCCATCAATTCACCGTGGCAATTTTCATTTGGAACGTAACGTTTCCAATTGGATAGAGTTTCGTCTGATGCTGATGGCACGATTATTTTCCTTCCTTTGTTACTTCCGTCCACGCAGGACATTCATCGAAATTGGTTGTTGGTTCTTTGTGTTGCGTACACCATCCGATTCGTTTCTGTGGATCAATGTTGTGTATAAAATAGGTGCAATCCTCGCATTCCTTTTCTTTCGGAAGAGCACGAGGATGAATTTGGATTGTTCTATGGTTCACTTTGGTTTCCTATTCAGTGTGGTGGAAAAACAACACAAGCGCACATTCTAACCATAACTGCGGCTTCTGTCAACGGGCGCCGGTAGATTAACCATTACCTTTGGAATTACAATTCCAGTTTTTTCTCCATGCTTTCGTCGAAAGGATACACCAACACGTTCAGCATTAATGCATTGTGCTTTGTGATGTTCTCCGAGCCAATTGATGCGATAGAGAATTCCTTCACGAGTAATGCTGTGACCATTTCGATTCAGAAGGGAACCGAATTGTGCACCACTGTAGTGGAGGAGATAGTAGGTATCACAAAGAGCACGAGCTTCTTTTGTGATGTTAAAGTCATCCTCGATTTGCCGGTTAAGGTCAATCGCATCTAGGATTGGACCGATTGTGTCGTTAGGACAGAAGGATTTCTTCATTTCCACACGCTCCTAGAATCCGAGAGAATCTTTTGATAGACCCACTCTGTTTGATTTTTCCAATTGAGTTCCAGGTTTCTCCGCATTGCCGCTTGCAATCTTTGCTCTTTCAGTATTCGCCGCGTCCCATTTGAACTTTGCAGTGAGATATGCAAGTTTGTTGGGATAATCGGTGATGACAGGTTTTGGTGCATTTTCCGGTACGCTTTCAATGAGTGTTTGAATTCCACTGACGAATTCGCTTGTTCCTGAGTCATCGGTTGCATCGGGAAATCTCCAGGTATCACTGATAGGGAGTTTGATGGTGGGAGTTCTCTTTTCTCCCCCGGTAATGAAGGAGTCCAGATACTTTTGAGCATCATTGAGAACTTGGAATAGAAGGAATGATTGGATTGATCCACCGGAGTTTTCTCCCTTTTCAATGCTGAACGCAATTCGTTCATGACAGAGTGCAATTACTTCTTCAAGGTCCGCTTTGTTAGTGATCTTGAAGTATTCCTTGCAGCAAGCATGGCCAATGATTTCCTTATAGTACTCGGCAAGCGGAACCGGTTGATTATGTACTGGGTGTTTGATAGTAAATATTGGAAAGTCCGCAGCTTCAGCTGTCCACGTAGCAAGTTCAGCAGAATAGGATTCAATTCTCCTGTGTGGAGATTTAATGAGTCTATGTAACGCAAGCTCACGCTGGCTTTGTTCTGCAATCTTCTCTTGACGAGTGATGCCCGCTTTGTAATCTTCATATACTTGATTCCAGTTGTCGATCCAATGTTTCGAGTTCCACAGATTCGCAGTTTCCGTACTGATTACAACTTCCGGAAAGCGAACACGTGGGTTTAGGACACTATTGATTCTGCTTACTGCAATCAACAAGTGTTCCATGTTCTGTGCAATGGTTTTCTGTGTTCCATGCTTCAGAACAAATCTGTCACCATCTACAGTAATGTGTGCCTCCTCGAATGCACACGGAACACGGAAATACACAAGGTCCGTGGATTTCAGCAAAGCCACATACAGAAGATATTTATCCGTTACTGTGAGTTCTCCTGAGGACCATTTCCGTGCGTAGGACAGTAATTTTTTCTGTTCTACGTGGAAAATGGGATGACATGCAGTTGTGTTCTCTGCACGGGATAGGTAGAGTGGAAAATGGGAGACGTTTATCTCCAATCCACTGTAACAGCAAATGAATTTTGCCATATTGATTCCGTTTCGGTTGTTAACTGTTGTTGCTATTCGGTTTCAGTGTGAATGCTTGCAAGTAATCTGTTGTGTACTCCTTTGCAGTTGTTGAGAGTTGTGGATCAATTGCAATATCAGGAATGTCTTCCAGAACACAAGACATTGCAATGTCACGATAGGATGTTGCACAGTGAAGGGAACGGGAGAATGTGTGGACACTGAAGTAGAGAGGGAGTGGAATATCGGAAACACGATTACGAAGTTCTGGAATGCTTTGATATTCAATCATCAAGCGTAAGCACATTTTCATTGTTGTGCCCATCTTTTCTGTCATGTGATCCGGGAAGCCATCGGAAGATGGAATTGGGACAATGAAATAACAATCATGTCCACCTTGTGTTTGTAGTTCCTTGAGAATGCGTGCTGCACAATTTGCTTCTCGAATGGAAAGATTCCAATTGGATAGGAATGTTCCACCTTGGTCCCAACGTGTGTTGAGATTGATTATTCCTTTTGTATCTTCATACATTGGGAAGAATGGTGCAATGATATTGAATGCAGCTGTTGCTTCTGCGTTGTTTGAATGCACTGTTTTGATGCTATCAAAATCATGTCGGCCAATGTTACTCATTTGATTCTCCAGGAGATGGAATTACAATGACTGTGGAAAGTTCTTCCATCAATGCATTGAAATCTGGTGGAATTGCAGGATTGTTTGGTTGCACATCTTCAGCGGCTGCACCGGAAATGCCAAAACCCAGACGATCGGTTAATGATGGTCTAGGATTAGTTTTGTATGCTTCTTTTTGCAAGCCGAGGGATGCAAGTGTTTTTGTTTTGAGAAGTGCTTGTGCCGCGCTTGTTACGTGTTCATCGCAACGTGACATCGTTTCAAATACATTTTCAGCTACTCTGACTAATTCTAGGATTGCATCTATTTCCGCCATTGATAAATACGGTCGGTACTTAGGAATTGGTGTCGTTGCCATCACAAACATCCTTTCTTTGCGGCTTCACAATACTGTTCCCATGTGAGTTCTTCTGTTAAGAGTTTCTCATAAATGGGAATCATTCGTTGATAATCAGCAATTTTTGTTGCTGTTTCTTTTGCGTTCTCTAGTGTTTCTCTTTCTCTAAGCCAAACAATGCTAGTTTTGCAGTTGTCTAACCAACGTTGATAGTAACAGTAAAGAACATCTGCCTTAGCCACTTTCAATCCTTTCGTTGTGTGAATGGAATATCCTCAAGCAAATCAGCAGCACTTTGTTCCGCAATGCTGCGAGTACCAGATGGGAATTGTTCAGCCCATGTTTTCGGTTCTGGCAATGCTGGCATCGGTACAAATGCACTTGTGTCAATTCCAGCTAGAACTGTTAGGTCCACTGGATTGCATTTGCTGCAGAATGAGAGATTTTGTCCATGATCGCAGATGTTCATTTTAATTGCTCCTGATGTGGCAAGAATCACAATCCGCTTGTTCCGGATACACAGTGCAGTGCCTGTTATTCGGATCAGCACGTTTGCACATTAGTCCGAAGGATCTGTCATCTTCTGCCAGATTGTATGGATTGTGCGAACCGCCGCATCCGTACAGAGTGCAGAGAATGAGGATTGTGAGAAGGAAAACAAGGTAAAAAAGCCCCGTAGGGCGATAGTCGTTATTCATGATTGTGTTCCTATTACTTCCAAAGGATTGCGTAAGAACCGCCAGTTCCGACACTGTATGCAATCCTGCAACTTCCATCTTCATAATAGAAGTGTGCTTCATGATCGCAAGGAATGTGTCCATCCTTGCCATATTGTTGACCGTTTGGAATGCTGATGATGTCATGTTGTGTCAGCAAACGAGTTCCCTGGCCAGCATGCAATTCATTGTGGCGTGCAATGATTTCCGCAAACTGTTCGGCGGTCGTCTTGTAAGGATTGAAGCTCATGATCTGTTTCCTTTCCGCAAAGCGGTTCCTTTGTTCTACACACTGCGGGATTGCAATGTGTAGGAGAAAGGAGCTATTGAATGCTCCGATTGTTTGTTTACTTGAATTCCACTGTGAAATTGATCCTCCGTTCAATCCAGATTTTGCACATTTGTTCAACAACAAACGGCACATCACGTTGCCAATCGCCAATGATTGTATTTCCATTGGGATGATTTGCGATAATGCGAAAGTAAATCATGATTACCTGAACCCCTTGATTGTTTGCACCATGCTTTGCCATCCGTTGACAAAGACATAGCTTGTCATAAGATTCTTAATTTCACTGTGCCATGCTTCCACATGGATAATGTATTGATGAATCTCACCGGATGGTGAAACAAATACACATTGCATAGCCTCATCTGCATTTGGATGTGCGTGCATGAATGCAAAAATTGTTGAATATGTTGCCATGATTGTATTCTCCAATTCGTTTAATTACATGCGCGACCATAATCCCATCCATAGATATCATCCCATGTGATACCATATTTGTATTGTTTGGTGTAGAAGAAAAACAAGCATTCACGTTTGTTAATGCGAACAGTAAAGAAACGATTATGAATGTTCATGTTGACTCCAGTTTGTTGAACAGAAAACAAAAGAAAAACAACCTGAACGCGCCAGCGGGCTGCCTGCCTGAGTGCCTAACAGCCTGCCAGCCTACGCTACCCGCTAGGCGTGTCAAGCGTACCCTACGTGTTAGTTGAGCTAATCTAGTTATTATCCTGATTAGGTCAACTAACATGCATTAGCTCACCTAATCATGCTCCGTAGGAGCATCACTGACTGAGAGTGTGTATTGATCTATCGGGTATAATACCCCCCACAAAAAATTAACAAAATAAAAGAGAAAACATTCATACCCTATACATACAAACTACTATCTAGAATGCTAAGGCGAAGCCTAAGAATGTTCACTCTGCGTAGCAGCATGCATGGGCACCCGGTGCGTAGGCTATTAGGCTATCGGGCTAACAGGCATACAGCCTACTGGCCTGCGCAGGGCATTATTCTTAGCTTTTCAAGAAACTTAGCACTAGGTACATAGCTATTCACCATGTACCTAGTAATCTGTTCCCTGAATCCTGAATCAGAAACCCAGACTGCTAGCGGTTTCCTTCGGAACAATCTTGTCCTTGATCCGGGCAACAATCGGACCATTGAGTTCAAGCAGTTCAATCACTCTCACCAGTTCCGCACACTGCGCAGGATTGAGACTGGGAAACTTGCTTGCGCATTCCACGTAGCTGGCACGATACGCTGCACACTTCTGTTCCAGATATTCCAATTCCTTGGAGCCTTCAGCCAGCGCAGAAACATCCCATCCTTTGCTTGTGGCAATTTGCAGAGCCAGCAATTCCGCCACCTCGCTATCAAACCATGCTCCAACGGTTTCTCCGCTGAATGTCCGGTTCGTCCATTCCAGAATGCAAGCGGGAATGCTGATATCCGCCGGAGTAATCGCCTTAATCCCATCCCGCTGCATGCGAGTAGCAATATCCCTTTGCAGTTCCTCGCACAACTCATTCAGCATCGGCAGGACTGCGGTGAAATTCTCCTGATACTCCGCAGTCTGAATGAAGGGAATGATGCTGAATGCAACTGTCTTTCCCTTTCCCTTGCCTACTTTCTTCTCGGCAATCTTGACCATCCGATGCCCGTCGGGAACAGTGATGCCCTTGCCATCACCGGCAGTGAGAATGAAACCATTGACGGCAGTAACGCTCGTGTTCATTTCTGTTTCCTTGTTTCTGCATCACAGACATTGTGAGCATTGAATAGGATTCTAGACTATGTAGAACCCTAGGACAATGATCGCAAACCCTAATCAAGCAGGCAACTCAGAATTGCCAAAGCATGCAGTCAGCCAGAATTGAAACTCCCATTCTTGCATGCTGTGCTTGGTGACATAGTGCTTACGCGCAAACATCAAACCATGCGTGCTGACTGTATCCGCGAACAACTCAGAAAACCTGACATTCCCTTTGCCATTCATGATCTGTTTCCTTTCCAATTGACTAACAGAATCCGGTTCATTCGTGTCAGCGCAACATCGCAACCGACAACTAGAGAATAGATCATTGAATCCAAACATGCAAGTAGAAAAGTGTAAGAGATTGTAACAACTATGTTGCACACATACCACAATGCCAATCCAGACCACGATGCGAACAATGGTGCAAACGAGAATGATTCGCATTCACCAACGCGAGAGCCAGGGGTACGGACCTTTTTTGACATCTGAACCGCTCCCTAT